AACGAACGCGGCGGCACCTGCGCTCCAACTGGTGCAAGGCTAGAGCCGATGCTCACATCCAGCTCGGTAAACGAGCCGCCGATACCAACGACCTCACCGATAAACGTACCAATCAGCAGCTGCCCGGACTGCGGAACTGCCTGCGAGAGGCGGCTGTCGAACTCGTACATCTTCAGCTCGCACAGCCAGTTCTTGTCGAGGGCTTGCTGCAGTGCGTTGACGGCGGCGTACGTTGCCGGAATTGTGACGGCAATGCCAGCCTCAGCCTGAGTTGCCGTGCCAACCATGGCGTTCAGCACAAATGGGTGGTAGTTCCACGAGGCCGTTTCCCATGTGACCGTTTGATTGAAGTAGAAGTTCTGCCACCTGTAATAGGTGGTGGATTCGTCGAATAGACGCAGGTATTGGGATTGGGCGCGGTTTGCCATTAGTTCACACCCTGGAAGCGGCGACCGCCTGTGCTACGTGCGTTGTTAAACACCGTAGCAGCGAAGTCTTGCAGGATATTCTCCAGATCGCCAAGGCGGACGTATTTTTCGCCGTTTTCTTGCTGGAGCACAGGTCCGGTCTGGAGATTGATCGTAGATGGCGCTCGATCCACTGCAGCAGTGCCGGGACCGCCTCCAGGCTGCATTGACAAGCCGTTCACAGTTGGCTGAGAAGCGGTAGAAGTTGCAACCTTTGCCCTTGCTGCATAGTCACGCAGTGCCAGCTGTGCAATCTGATTGCGGGCACTCTGGAAAATATCCTGTTGAATGCGGAAGTCTTTGCCGGTAGCAAACTTTTGAGCCTCTTCAAAAATCTTGGTTGCTTGTTTTTGCAACGCTGGATCTTCAATCGCTCCAGCGCCACCCATTGCTGCAAACGGAGCGCCTTGTGATTTCGAGCCAAGCTTGACGATTTTGTTAACTGCCTGTGCCGTCTTCTCTGCCGCAGCGCCTGCGCGTTCCATGCCGTTCGCTAAGGAGTCAGCAGATGCGGCGGCCTTGGCGGTCTCCTTAGCTGTGATGTTTTGCTGATATGCAAGCTTGGCTGCACTAATTTGACTGTCGAATGTTGCCTTGGCTTGCTGGCGTTGGAATACTGCGATCTTCTCCACAGCCTGCACATTCTGGAAAGCGATCTGCAGTGCAGACTGCTGCTTGACAAGCGCACGCTCAAGCTCTGTTGTGTTCTGCTGTCTAGCGCGTGCAATCGCCAGCTCAACCTGCAGGGACTCATACAGAAGTGCCTGAGTGCCTGCGGCGATCTGTGCGCGATCAATCTCTGTTTGAATCTGCAGCTTGGTTAGCGCAAGTACAGACTCAGCATTGGCAACCTCTACCTGATAGATGCGCCGTGCAATAGCCTCGCGCTCTTGCTGAGTCTTTGCTTGTTCAAGCTGAGTTTGCAGTTGCTCCTTGATAGCATTATTGACAGCTTGTTCAGCTTGAGCGCGTGCCTGAGCAATCTTCAGGCTATTTTCAATAGCGTTTAGCGCTTGATCTTGAGCAGTATTGAGTTGTTCGTAAGCGGCCTTTACGCGATTAACTTCCTCTTTATAGGCTTTTGTTTCCTCTTTTAAGGCTTCTTGCTTATCTTTGGAAGATTCAATGACTTTTGGCATTTCTTTTTGTTTTTTTAGTATCTGATCAATTTCAGCGTTTAACTTTTTGCTCTCGTCATTTACCTTGCCACTCTGCCCAGCGGCAGCATCCATTGCTTTGCCAAGCGCAAAGCTTGCTGCGGCAGCGCCAGCGATGGCAAGAGCTGTTGTAGCAAGTGTTTTGGGGTTCAAAATTGCCTGCAATGCTGCGGCTGCAACGGCAGCAACCTTCTTGGCTGTGGCCAATGCTTGCGTAGCTGCTGTCCAAGCCTGCGTGGCAAGAACAGCGCCACGCATGATGGTGACAAAAGTAGCAAGGAAGGTAGCTGTTACGGCTAGTTGTTTAATGTTTTGAGCGACAAGGGTTAACAGCTGAGCCAATACCTTAAATGGCAGCACAATTGCCGGCATTACAGGCTCAAAAGCAATGACCAGGTTCTTAAATGCTGTATCAACTTCCTTAAGCGCCCCATTCAGAGTATTGGACATATCTTTGAACGCTTTTGTTGAAACGCCAGCGGCACCCTGTTGATTTCTTAGGTTTTTGTCAAAGCTCACCAAGTCATCGTTAATCAACGGCAAAATTACTTTCAGCGCGTCAACACTTCCGAATAGTTGAGTGATTGCTGTCGTACTGCCACCGGTTGCTTTGGCAACTTCTTTTAATAGTCCACCAAATCCTTTTGTCCGCAAGCTTGTCTCGTTGAATTCAATTCCAAGATCTTTTGACAATGCCTTTGCTTCTTCTGTTGGCTTCAATATCGCAACCAACGCTTGATTCAAGCCTGTGAATGTAGACTCAACTGGTACGCCTTGAGCAGTAATGGTACCGATTGCTGCGTTTAACTCATCGATGCCAACGCCAGCTGCAGATGCTGTAGGGGCCAAGGTGCCAATTTGGTGCGCATACTCAGCAAGAATAATTTTGCCGTCATTTTGCGTTTGGATGAACTGATCAACCAACAAAGCTGCTTGACTAGCTGACATGCCATATGAGTTAAGCACACTTGTAACGGCATTGCCAACTGTATTTAAGTCGCTCATTCCACCTACAGCACCTTTGGTTGATGCTTCCAAGATCCTGCTTTGATCGGCTACATTTGCAAATCCAGCAGAGGCAACGTCGTACGCGGCAGCAGTAAGTTCAACTGCAGAAGCCTGACCATTTAATTCGTTTGACAGTCGTGCAAATTGTTGACCAGCAACAGTTGCATCAACTCCAAGGCTGCGTAGTGCTCCTTTTGCTCGTGACTGTTCCGCAAGTGTATTAAATGCTTGCTGCAGTGTAAAAACAACACCTGCTACAGCCGCGAACTCTTTAACAGCAGAACCTGCCGCCTCTTTGATAGAATCCCCAAAACTTTTGCCTTTTTTGTTTACCTCGTCAAATGTGCCATTAAGCTTCTCTACCTCACCTTGGATCGCCTTCAACAGGCTTTGTGCCTGCTTACCGTCAATGTTGATGGCAACATTGGCTACAACAGACACGATCCAGCGCCCAATCTTGCAATCAGTCTACTTCCGCTTTGCTTTCCTAGCAGCTTCCTCTCTCTCCTCCGCTTCGACCTCAAACAGTAGTCCCCACAAGTACATCTCCTCGTAGGTCATCTTTTCGTACAGCTCAGCTAGCGTATAGCCAAGCTCTCTGGACAAGCGCATCATCAGCCGAAGCGTATAGTCGCGCTTGACCAGCGGCTTTAGTTTTTTGAGTCGTCCTCTTTGATGTCGTACTGATCGGTGATAACCGCCAGCATTAGTGTTTGCAGATCGGCGTCACGCACTTCATTTTTCAATTCAGCCAGTTCACCAGTGCGGAACATCGGCTGACCGTTTTCGTCCTTTGCTTTCTGGATCAGAAGCTGCAGCGCAAATGCAGTCGCCTCGTCGCTACCAGCGTTTTTCTGCGCCCGCTCGCGCTCTGCCATGGTAAGCGGCGTGCAGTAAAACTCAAACACGTCGCCGTCACTCAGCTCAACGCTTTTCTTGATAGGCGTCAAGTTTGCTGCCTTCTTCAGGCGATCAAGAGCACGCATGGGCTGAGCGGATGCCATAAAAACTAGAAGTTGCGCTCTACTTTAAGCATGAAAAAGCCCTTGGCGCAACCCAAGGGCTAACGGTTTCCCGCTTTGATGTATCAGCTCTTGCTGAAGTCAAAGGTAGGGGTGCCAGCAGGACGGAAGCTGATCTCTACAGACTGGGCATCGTCAGGGTTGACGGTCAGACTGGCGGAAGTCAGCACAGCTTCAAACTCAACACTGCGACTAAGTGTCGGGCTGACAGAGCCACCGCTAAGCACGCGGTCAACGTAGAGCTTGAACGATGCTCCAGCTTGCTGGCGTTGCAGCACGTCTTGGATCATGCGGTTAGACAGGTTGCTGTCATCGTCTGTTGTGTAGACGGTGCAGCTGCCCTCGCCATCCGCAAAGCCAGTGATGTAGCTACGAAAAGGAGCGTACTGACCGAGTGACTGACCGATGGTGGTTACATCAATCTCTTCACGGGTGATCTCAAACGACCACTCGCGCACTTCGCCCACTGCTGCATGGGTTGCGTATTCAACCTGGAAGGCGTTAGGGGTGACCGCGGTGCCGTCGTCGGTAATCGCAACGCTAGAACCGCCAGCCGTAGCGGATACCTTCAGTACGCCTGTTGAGGCGGTGTAGGTGATCACGTAATAGGTGGTT